CAATGTGGGCTCTATACAATTTACAGAACAAGCGCCAACTCGAACGAATGTATAAAAATGTAATACAAAGCATTACAGAATTGAGTCGATCTGACGTAGATAGACGCCGTTTTGGACATAGTGTAAAGTATGACGAGCAGTTAGCAAAAGTACAACAAGAGTTGCAAGAATTGCAATCCTGGCTTATGTTTGCAACACTACTTGACGAAAAACCCGAAGAGTAGTATAATAACATTTTGCACAGTCAAAGGAGCCCGTAATGGCTACAGCACAAAGCGTTAAAGCACCCAAAAAAGCACCTAAAAAAACTCGCGATCCATTGTTTGCAGATGAAAAGTACACTGGTGGCGAGCCAGTGTGGGACACCGAACGTGCGCTAAAAATGTCGCAGGAAGAATTTGATCATTTCCTGCGTAAAGGGTTTTTTTATTACAATTATTTCTATGTACAAAAAGATCTTAAAAAACATGCAGTAAGTTGGATGCAAGAACAAAAATACAGCAAAGCAGATGTTTCTGCTTTTATCCGCAGTCCTGATCGCGCTATGTGTATGACAGCATACAGCCTTCTAATGTCACACAAGCAAGGTATGCCATTCCGCGAAAAAGAATTAACTTATTTTAAACAGCAAATACACAATGCAATTAATTTGGCGGATGCTGAGCCGGCAGAAACGGTCACTGGAGCCAAACCCTCAGAGTCTGTTGCAGCAGTTAAGATACCAACAATTCAAGACAGACTAAATGAAAAAACAAGCGAGCATTTGGCACATTTTGAAGGTTTGTATGATGAAGTAATACTTGGTGAAACTGTTGATCCCAAAGCCTATGAGTATTTGGTATCTAACACAGTACCACAAAGTCAAATAAAAAAGTTTGAAGATTTGTTTATGCGTAGAAAAACTGAACTTGGCGAAGCGTTGGGTAAGCTGGATGAACAAGTGGCGGAAGCATACAAACATTACAAGGCAGCAGATTTTAAACGGCACCATGCTTTTATTCAAAGTATACTGGATGCGCTTGACCAATATCGCAGCGTCAAGAAAGCTACCAAAAAAGCCAGGGTAAAACGTGCGCCCAACAAAGAAAAAGTTGTGTCTAAACTAAAGTATATGAAGGAAGAAAAGACTCTCAAGCTGGTGAGTATCAATCCAGTTGATATTATCGGCTCACAAGAGTTGTGGACATACAACACCAAAACTCGTAAACTGTACAAGTACATTGCCGACAGCTTGCACGGACCGTTGGGTATAAAAGGCACCAGCCTAACCGGATTTGATGAAGCCAAATCTGTAGGTAAAACTTTGCGTAAACCCGATGAAAAGCTCAAGGAGTTTGGCCGAGCCAGCAAGGTACAGCTACGCAAGTTCTTGGACGAAATCAAAGCCACAGAAACTGTGGGTAACGGACGTATCAATGCTGATATGATTCTGCTTCGAATCAACTAAGAGCAAGGTGGTCTGGTAAATACACTATCAGGACACCCAAATGGCCACAGCAGATACAACCAACTTTTACGCCAATGGCGTAATGATTACAGACAGTCTTTACAATCCAGTTACTGGAACAGGCACTGGGCACATTGCCTATGATCCCAACGAAACACTCGGGAACATTTCTGCGCCCGAACTTGACACAGTCAATAATAAACGTACCGAAATCACGGACTATATTAGACTGCGTTTAGCCGACGGTATAGTAGACGTAGAATTAGATAAAGAGCATTATGATTTAGCCATTAACCAAGCTCTTATCAAATATAGACAACGTGCCGCCAACAGCCAAGAAGAGTCTTACGCTTTCTTAAAACTAAAACCTGAAACACAAGAATATATATTACCCAACGAAGTTATGGAGGTACGTGCTGCCTATCGCAGAGGTATAGGATCAGTTACTGGTACTACAGCCAGCCAATTTGAGCCATTTAGTTCCGGGTACCTGAACACCTACATGCTTGTAGCTGGCAGAGTGGGCGGACTGTTAAGCTATGAACTATTTGTTGATTATCAGAAAATGTCAATGAAGATGTTTGGCGGATACTTAAATTTTTATTTTAATAAAACAACTAAAAAGTTAACTCTTATACGTAAAATTCCATATGCTGGTGCAAATCAACAAGAAGAACAAATGGAAGATTGTTTGCTGCACATATACAATTACAAACCTGACAGCATGTTGTTAAACGATTTCCAAGCGTTTCCTTGGATCCAAGAGTATGCATACAGCTTTGCCAAACGTATCCTGGGCGAAGCAAGAGAAAAGTTTGGCAGTATTGCAGGGCCACAAGGCGGAACGCAACTGAACGGTGCCAGTTTAAAAGCAGAAGCAGTAAATGAAATTACCGAATTAGAAAAGCAACTGTTAGACGCAGTAGATGGCTCTATTCCTACGTCAGCATTTTTTGTTATAGGTTAACATGAAAATCAAAGACATTATCATTGAGCAAAAAGGTGTGTTAAAAGATCGGGCACGATTGGCCACACGTGGGTTAAATAAGTTCTCAGACGCAAAAAAATGGAACGGCGATTACACACTTTATAGACTTGGTTTGGCGTTGGCGTCCACAGACGGTAAAGAAATGCCAGATGTTGACGAAGAATCTTGGATTGGTAAGTGGAAACTGGCAGCACCCTATACTCAAGCTGAGCAAGACATGCTAAACTTGGCATACAAAGCAGTGGATGCAAATGTTGAAGATATGAATCACGGAGATATGAAAAGTCAAGAATGTCACACTGTGAACAAATCCAGTCCGGTAGCTGTAAACAAAAAGAACAAATATGGTGTTTGACTTGTGCTTAAAAATAAATTAAAATGCTCCTTAGGGGGCATTTTTTATGATCATAGGTATTACAGGTTTTATTGGATCTGGTAAAGACACAGTAGCAAATTATCTTGTTGCCAAACATGGATTTGTAAGAGACAGTTATGCTGGTACGCTTAAAGATGCTGTTGCACAAGTATTTGGGTGGGATAGAGAACTGTTAGAAGGACTAACACCCGAAGCCAGAGAATGGCGAGAACAAGTAGACCCGTGGTGGGCAAAACGACTGGACATGCCCCGACTCACTCCTCGGTATATGCTGCAACTTTGGGGCACTGAAGTTTGTCGCAAAGCTTTTCATAATGATATTTGGATAGCCAGCTTAGAAAATAGACTCCGTAAAACCACAGAAGATATAGTTATTAGTGACGTGCGGTTTCCTAATGAAATAGCAGCCATTAGAAAACATGGTGGTGTTTGTGTATGGGTCAAACGCGGCGAATTACCTGAGTGGTACAATTGTGCCCTTACAGAAAATACCACTCATGAGGATAGACAATGGCTATTAGAAGATGCAGGGCAACTAATGCCTCAAAAATACCCACAAGTACATCACTCAGAATGGGCTTGGATAGGACAAACGTTCAATTTTGAATTAGACAACAACGGAACTGTACAACACTTGTACGAACAAGTTAATAGTCTGCTACAAGCGGACTTTCGCGCCAAGTTGTTTTAGAATTGGCAATATCAATCCTGCAGTTTGCACAAACTGATCTTAGGTTTGACCAATCATTGTTTTTTAAATTTCCGTCAATGTGGAAAATAAAAATTTGATTAATTGCTTTGGCTTTGAAACTGCATCGGTCGCACGTTAACTTTTTCTTGTACCCAGTTTTAACCCAACCTGGGGATACACGATTCTTTTTGCCTTTGCGTAAACAACCAGCACACATTTTTCTGTAGCGTATTTTTTCACCTGAATGATAATTTATAGCTACAGGATTACCGTGACATGCTGCACATAATGGTCTATTCATGTAGATATTTATATTAAAATCTTTCGAAAGGCACCTGTACAGCCATAAAATAATATCCTTTTAATAAATACACAAAATGTTTGTTAAAAGGAAAAAAACATGGCACTTGTATCCGCAGGTTTAGAAATTAGCGTAACAGACGAAAGTCAATACGTACCAGGAGCAGTAGGAACTATTCCACTTATTATAATGGCCACAGCACAGGATAAAACAAATCCGTCTGGTGCTGTTGCGAGTGATACCACAGCAGCAAGGGCTGGAAAACTATTAGCATTTAGCAGCCAACGAGAACTTATAAGTGCTATGGGATATCCAAGCTTCAAACAGAGTGCAGCTGGTACTCCATTGCATGGTGATGAACGTAACGAATACGGATTGATGGCAGCATACAGCGCATTAGGTAATGTAAATAGAATCTATGCTATACGTGCAGATGTCGATCTAAATGCATTAGAAGGTACAAGTGTCAGACCTACAAATCCGGTGGCAAATGGAACACATTGGTTAGATTTAGCAGAGTCAACTTGGGGTATCAATGAGTGGGACGCAGTAAATTCCACATTCAGTCTTAAATCACCATTGCTGGTAACAGATAATGCTAATGACACTACTTCGGTGGGCGGCATCAATACACCTAAAAGCAGTATTGGACAAATTGGCCAGTATGCAATTGCTTGGACAGGTACCAATGCACATATGTTTTATAAAGCAGGCTCAAGTCTACCAGTTCAAGGTGTAGTCAATGCACCTGCAACAGATCCCAAATACAATGTATGGGTAAGATTAGGAACAGCAGATTGGCAAAGATCTTGGGCTACAATCAAAGGCACAGCCACAGTAACCAATGGTGATGCAGATCTTATTCCAGCAAGCAACCCGGCTGCATCTATTACAATTAATGGCACCACAATCACGGTTGGTAATACCGGTGCAGCCAGAAGTCTAAATCAGGTGGTTACAGCTATTACTGGTATCACAGGTGTCACAGCAGCTAATGTAGGTGGTAAGTTGTTCTTGTATGCCACGAGTTTGGCAGAAAGTGTCCCAGGTACAGCTGACGGCAAAATTTTAATTGGCAATGGTTCCGGAACTCCGTTGGCTACGTTAGGAATTACAGCCGGAGAATATGCAAACACCAGTCTCGAATATGGAAATTTTGCCCAGATCCCAAGTTGGAGAATCACAGATACCACACCACGACCAAGAGGTAGTGTATTTGTTAAAATCGGGGCAACAGGTAGCGGTGCCGATCAAGTAATCAAACGATACAGTGCTTCAACTGGCGCTTGGCTCACTCTTGCCGCAGAATTCTACGAAAGAGCCGAAAATGCAATTTTTGGTTTAGATCCAAGTGGCGGTGGTAATGGTATTGCAGCAGGCACAGTGTGGGTAGGATACGATCCACTAAGAACACAGACAGGAGGGTATAAGCCTTTTAGACGTAGAGTCAGTGGACAAACAGTAGTAAGCGGTAGTGCTACAGCAGCTAATCCATTTACAGCAGTTGATTCTTTAGTAATTGGAGTAACAGAAATTGGCTCAGCTGATATCACCGAATATACTGTTACATTAAGCGGCACAAGTACAGCCAGCTTTGTTAGTGATGTGTTAGCGAAAAACATCCCAGAAATAAATGTTAGTGTTAGCACTTCAAATGTTATAACATTTACTCACATTTATGGTGGTGACATTTATCTGACAGACGACGTAGGTACACCAACTGCCGATGCAGGATTTAGTAGTAATACAACAGGAACTATTCTGTATGGCTCAACGTTGGCACTTACTAATTGGGAAGTCCCAAATAGCACCAGCTTCATTTTAACTTATAGCACAACAGAACCGTATCAAGAACCAGCTGATGGTACCTTATGGTATTATAGTGACCCTGCCACTGTAGACATTATGATTAATGAAATTGGCGGTTGGAGATCGTATCACAGTAGTTATTATGATGGATCTACAACTGATGCCAGAGGTTACGATTTAAGTTTGACTGATCCTGAAGGCGTTATAATTAGCGCAAGTCAACCTACACAACAAAGTGATGGCGTAACAGCATTGACTGCTGGAGATTTATGGTTAGACAGCGGAGACCTTGAAAACTATCCAGCACTGTATAGATATGATGGCTCAGACTGGATTCTGATTGATAACACCGATCAGGTAGGGCAAAATGGTATATTATTTGCTGATGCCCGTTGGGATACATCAGGTACAACTGATATTATCACT